TTTTGTAGATCAAGGTTATGATTTCAATACTAACGCATTGACTGTTGGTAGAAACTCTTCTAATATAGCTAACGCAGCATCTGATCTTGTGGTTAATACACAAGGTGCAGCTTTTGGATTAGTTTATTCTGGTTCAAACGTAGGATGGACATACACGGAGAAATAATATGGCAAATTACGAAGCAACTAAATATAATTTTAATGGATCAGACCTTACGGGTATTGAGGGAATCCCTACAGCAACTATTGTACCGTGGTCTACAGCATCAGTACCAACAGGTTTTTTAGAGTGTGATGGTGCAGCAGTTTCAAGATCAACTTACTCTGGATTGTTTGCGGTAGTAGGTACAACTTATGGAGCTGGAGACGGTTCATCTACTTTCAATACACCTAATTTAGCAGATAAAGTGGCAATGGGTAAATCTGGAACTAAAGCTGTAGCATCAACTGGTGGAGCAAACACTGTAACTTCAACTGGAAACGTTGGGGGTTCAACGGCGAACGCATCTTTATCAACAGCACAACTTGCTAGTCACTCACATCCAATAACAACAAACGCTCCTTCAGGCACACCTGGTGTCAGTGGTCAAATTGTTCAAGGTTATCGTCCTGGATATGGAGGCACAGGTAACACGGCAAATGCAGGGTCTGGAACTGGTCACTCTCATAACATGAGTGCAACTTTTAGTGGTGATGCAACTTCAGTGGTACAACCGTATGTAACAGTAATGTACATAATTAAAACTTAGGAGAAAAAATGGCAACTAACGCAAATTGGACAATAGTATTTGATGATAAAATGATTATTAAGCAAGCAGGAGATGCTGCAGGATCTTATATTATCGATGATGATGTTTTTTGGAATCAATCTAAATTTTCAAACATTTGGGCTATTCAACACGGTACTTCTAATTCTTCTGATGAAGTAGAATACAGAGATAACACACCTCACTCTGCTTATGATTCTTCTGTATTAGGAGATATTTCAGATTTTATCAATAGATGGGATTCAGCTCATTTAACTAAATTACAATCTGATTGGGATAATGATTCTAGAGAAGAATCAGAAAAAGGTCCAAGACCTACATCCTATACATCTTCATAATCTTCAATAAATAAACTAGCTGTAAACCTTTTAAGATTTGGAATATTACTTGCGTGTTGAGAATGCACCCAATTAGATGGAAACAATAAAGCTCTATTTTCTTTAAACCCCACATGAATATCTAATTTACCTTCTGTGTAAAAAACAGTGCCATTAGTAACTGCGGTAGGTCCTTTTAACATAATTAAAACATTTATCTTTGCACCAGGGTCTTTGTGAGGTTTAAAATGATCTAAATTTCTTTCATCTAAAGCACAGTCATTTCCTATCTTTTTTATATTTATTTTAAATTTTTTTTCTGCTTGTTTAACAAAGGTATCAAATAAATTTTGATCGTTAATTAAAAAAAATCTATTACCATAATAATTTTGTTTATTTTTTTCTTTTGTTTCATCAAAAAAAACAGGAGTGTAATATAGTTTTGTTGTAATGTGGTTTTGTATATTTAAAAATGTTTTATTATTAAAAAAATTATCTATAATTTTTATCATCTCAACATCATCCAAGATGTTAAGATATATTTCTCACCAGATAAAGGTGGATTACCTCTATGAACATAGGGAAAACCTGCAGGCCAAATAACTATTCTACCTGTTTTAGGTTTTACTCTTTTTGAAAAATGTAAAAACTCTGTTTCTCCACCTTCTTCTACATCGTTTAAATATATTGAAAAAACAAAAGCTCTTGGTTCATTACTATGTCCTTTTCCATGTTCTATGTGCCAAACATGATAACCTTCTGTGGGTAAAGTTTTTTGTATTTTTAAATCTGTAAAATGAAAAGGAACTCCGTAAGCATCATCCGCACCTACATTTTTTGTATAATGTTTCCAAGCTAAATCAAAGTTTACCATCATTGGTTTTAAAGATTCCCACCAAACATCAATATTATTAGGTGCTGCAAAATATTGTTGATCTTGTTTTTGTAATATAGATGCTTCTTCAAAACCTATTCTATTAATTGTGTTATTAAATTTATTTTGATCTTCATATAATTTAATAGCTTTATTACATTCTTCTGGAAGAATGTAGTTATCGTATATACCAATAAAGTTATTTATGTTTACAGTTTTTTCAATCATATATTTTGCCAAACAATGGTTTCTTAACTAATTCTACTTGTTTTTTGTGGTGCAAACCGTCATCAGCATATTGTGTATAAGGACCTTTTTGATCCACATAATGTAAAAATACTTGTGCCATGCCTTCGCCTTTATATACACCTGGTCGCCAATGTTTTTCATCACATCCTGCATATAAAACCCCATCACCTTCTTCTAACTCAAAAGATGTTCCTTCGACCACAATTGGCCAGTTATCGTATTTTTTAATACACGAAGTAATTGATACTTCGCAAGAAGGTCTATCAATATGTTTTTTTAATTCAGCTCCAAATACATAATATCTCCAGTAACAAAAAGAAGGAAATAATTTTAAATTAGATTCTAATTCAACTTTAGACCATTTAGTATCTAAAAAAGCTTTCATTAAAGGGTCATTATACCAAGAAGGAGAAAAAGTTTGACCATCAAAACCATACTCTTTATCTTTATCTAATTTATTAAAACAATATTTTTTAAGTATATTTAATTCTTTTTTATTAAAAAAATTTTTAATTAATTTATATTTTACTGGAGCCATGCAACTATACTATACCTTGTTCCTTTCGTGATAGGTTGGATACTATGTGGGTACATAAAATTACTTGGAAAAAATACAATAGAACCTTTACTAAGTTTTAATCTTTTAATTTCTTTTTCCTTTTGATCTGTAAAAATTAAATCTCCTCCTTCATAGTCATGGTTTAAATTAATAATAATACTTAGATGTCTTGCTGACGTAGAATAATGATCCGTATGTATTTCGTATTTTTCACCAATTGAATATTTTAATAAATCTATTTGATTAATTCTATTACTAGCCATTTTAGGAAATTTAATTTTATAATGAGGATAAATTCTTTCAATTTCTTTTTTTATAAGTTTCCAGTAAAACATATTAGTAGGAGTATTTGAGTTTAGATGATAGCCTTTTACTTTTCTTATATTTTTATCAACACCCAACCTAACCTCTAAATTTTTTTTAGCTTTCTTATTTATCAAAGGTACTATTTTATCTATAAAACCTGGATTAATTATATTATCCAATTTAACAATTGCTTCTAAATGGTCCATAATTATGATACTTTCATTCTCTATATATTTGATATATAACAAAAAATAGAATATTTCAAAGGTTTTATATGTTACAAAAATTAGGATTTTTACCGGGTTTCAATAAACAGGTTACATCTACAGGAGCTGAGTCACAGTGGACCGGCGGTGAAAATGTACGTTTTAGATACGGCACACCTGAAAAAATAGGTGGTTGGTCTCAATTAGGAGACAAAAAATTAACAGGTGCAGCGAGAGGTTTGCACCACATGGTTAATAAATCAGGTATTAAATTTTCTATTATAGGTACTAATAGAATTTTATATGTGTATTCTGGAGGATTTTATTATGACATACATCCTTTAACTAATCCATCGGGAACAGCTATTACTAGTGCATTTAGCACAACTAATGGATCACCTACAGTAACACTTACATTTTCTAGTGCACATAATTTTCAAGAAGGAGATATCATTTTGTTTGGAGATGCTTCTACATTTAGCGCTATTACAAATTCTAATTTTGGTTCAGCAGATTTTGCTGATAAAAAATTTATGGTAACTAGTGTACCATCAACTACTACTCTTACAATTACAATGCCATCAAATGAAACTGGATCAGGTGCAACTACTTCAGGTGGTATAACTTATTTTCAATATTACCACGTAGGACCTTCTGATCAAATTGGAGTTTTTGGTTATGGTATATCTCAATGGGGTGGAACTGTTTCAGCTCCACAAACCACAACATTAAACGGATCACTAAGTGCTAATGCTTTTGGTACTGGTGGATCTGGAACAAATATTACCTTAACAAGTACTACAGGGTTTCCAACTACCGGTACAAATTTTATTCGAGTTGGAACAGAAGACATTTCTTACACAGGTGTAGCAGGAAATAATTTAACTGGTATTACTAGAAATGTTAAAGGAACCACAAACGCATCTCATTCTAGTTCGGACACAGTTACAAATATTAGTAGTTTTGCAGGATGGGGTCAAGCAGCTGCTACTACTGATTCTGTTGCAGAACCTGGACTATGGTCTTTGGATAATTTAGGAAGTACACTTATTGCTTTAATATTTAATGGTGAATGTTTTGAATGGAATTCTGATTTAAACAATGCTGTAGATACAAGAGCAACTATTATATCTGGTGCACCAACAGCGTCACGTGATATGTTAGTATCTACTCCCGATCGTCACTTAGTATTTTTTGGAACAGAAACAACTATTGGAGATAAATCTACTCAAGATGATATGTTTATTAGATTCTCTTCTCAAGAAGATATTACAGATTATGCTGTAACATCTGAAAATAGTGCTGGTACACAAAGACTGGCTGCCGGATCACGGATCATTGGAGCGAAGCTTGGTAGAAATGCTATTTATATTTGGTCTGACACTTCTTTATTTACTATGAGATTTGTTGGAACTCCATTTACTTTTGCTTTTGAACAGGTTGGTAATAACTGTGGATTGATTGGTAAAAATGCAGCTGTTGAAGTTGATGGTGCTGCATACTGGATGTCTGATAATGGTTTTTTTAGGTACACAGGTAAACTAGAATCGATGGACTGTTTAGTTGAAGACTATGTTTATGATAATCTTAACACAACATCTAATCAATTTGTATACGCTGGAATTAATAACTTGTTTGGAGAAGTCACATGGTTTTATCCAGAAGCTACTTCTAATGTAAACACTCAATCAGTTACATATAGTTATCTAGACTCTACAGCTAAAAGACCTATATGGTTTGTTAATGCAAGTCCTTTATTTATTAGAACTACATGGCAAGATTCTGCTGTATTTGGTTTACCTCATGCAACTCAATACGATGCAGATACAGATACTTCTTTTGACGTAACAGGAAACACGGAAGGTGTTTCATATTACTATGAACATGAAACAGGGGTCAATCAAGTAAGGTCAGGAGTTACCACAGCTATTCCAGCTAATATTACTTCTGGAGATTATGATATTACACAAAAAGTTGTAAGAGGAGCTGCAACTAATTTAGGTGACTTGAGAGGTGATGGTGAAAACATTATGAGAGTTAGCAGAATTATACCTGATTTTATAGCTCAAGAAGGAGAAGCTATTATACAATTAGATTTAAGAAATTATTCTAATGATGCAGCAGCCAGTTCATCATTGGGACCTTTTACGGTGACAACAAGTACAGACAAAGTTGATACACGAGCTAGAGCTAGAGCCATAGCTCTTACAATATCCAACACTGCAGTAGATACCAGTTGGAAATTAGGAACTTTTAGATTAGATATACATGCTGGAGGAAGAAGATAATGGAAGCATTACTACAATCACTAGCTGCTAAATATGGTTTTGAATATGCTGCTAAACTCTTAGGTATAGATAAACAACAACAAAATCCTAAGTATGCAATTAGTATTGGTGGTATGAAACTTGATCCTTTAAACATGATAAAAAGAGCAGGACTTAATAAAGGTATAACATCTATAACAAGTGGTAATATGGGAATGGCATTTCCTTTAATAGCTGGAAGTGTAGGTTTAGCTTATTTAAGAAACCCATTGAGACCTGGCTCAATAAATTATAATCCTGAACTTCAAGGACAAATAAATTATTTAAATTCAAATAATATGTTGGGAACCAATCAATCAGGTTTAACTAAATATAATGATAATTCTATATTAAGTGGTCAAAACGTTGTGTCAGCATTTGGAACTAATGATTATGGAAAACAATTACAAAAATATAAAGATAAATACTACGATACAATGTCTGACAAAAGAAAAGATAAATTAGACAGAGAAATAGAAGACCTTACGACCGACGAGTTTGATAAAGTAGATAAATTTATTGAGAGTAATAATAATCGATCAGATGGTAGTGGCGGATATTCAGGCGGATATGATGCTTCTACAGATAACTATAACGACCCTTACTCGGATGATACAGAATAATGGCAAAAATAGTACAATCATTAACTAGAGCAAGTTCTGAATATGAAGAAGACGTAGCACAGTCTTTAGTTAGAGATTTAGATGCGGTGTTAGAGAAACTTAACACTACATTTCAAGAAGAATTAAAACAGGAGATAGAAGCTAGAAGTTTCTTTTTAGATTAATGGCAGTAGTAAACCAATATAAATTTGCAGGTATAGATAATAGTACAAGTGGTGCTGCTCTTAC